ATCTTGTGAACTCCTGTGAGGATATCGGATGCCGAGAGCACCTTTGTCGAGAGCAGCTCCTCACTCGCGTTCCAAACCTGTAGTCGCGCTTGCTGGGCAGCGAATGCAGTCCGGATGCGGTATTGGATAGCCGTGATCCGGCCATTGAAGGAAGGAAACGTCTGGACGGGCATGAGATCCCATCCGTCGTAGGCAGCTTCCGCCGTCAGCAGCAGCCCAGTCGTGCCGTCCTCGACGGCGTTCTGTGTCTGGATGCTCTCAGTAGCCCACCCGCCGCCGCCTGCGATGGACGCCGTGAGCGTCGCGCCTTCGGGGCAGGCGAGGTCGGAACCCATGACGACTGTCACGTCGGGCGTACCGGTAAGGTTCTGGCTGTTGAAGATGAGGTCGAGCACGCGGTACGCCAGCGAAGTGCCGTTGTCGCTCGTCAGGGTGCGTGTGACGCCGGGGGAGAACGCAGCGGCTATCTGGGCGCGAGTCGAACCATCGCCGAAGTCCTGCCGCACGCTCATCAGCCGTGCAGGGAGATGGCCCGCTCCGAACACGCCGCCGTCCAGAACGGCGTTGTTGTCGATAGGCTGGTCCACGCCTGGGAACTCCAGGCCGGAATGGGCCTTGATGCGGATAGCGTCGGTGGACTTCCCGCCCGCCACATAGCCGTTGCCGTAATCGAGTTCCATCTTAGACGAGCCCCCTTGCGATGTCGGCTTCGGCTCTCAGCATCTCGGAGTAGCTGGATACCCGGCCGTTGAAGGTGACCGTGCGGCTGTTGTCCACGGACCCGGCACCGGCACGCGCTGCCTGCGGGATGGCCGCCGTCATGAAGCGGCCCATCTCGCCAGAGACGGCGTTGGACATCGACGCCACGACCGACGGCACCTTGAGAGCGAAGCCTTCGCCGATGCCGAGCGCGAGGTTCGATCCGATCTCATCGCGGAACAGCTTGGAAGGCGATGATATCTTGAAGAACGACTTCAGCGAGTCGGTCACGTTATGCGCCCATGATTTGATCTTCCCGATGAGCCAACCCGTCTTGTTCTGGATGCCCTCCCACATGCCTGAGACGATGTCGCCGCCCATCTTGGCGATGACAGGCCCCTGGCTCATCATGGCGGAAACGAGCTTCGGGACCATGCGCACGACCGCTGCTGCGAGTATCGGGGCCGACCGGTCGATCGCATTGGAGATCGCCGGCATCATCCTAGGGAGGGCAGCAGCGATGGCGAGTGTGAGTACGATGAAGGCGTCGAGGAACATCGGCAGCATGATGGGGATCTGTTCGGTCATCATCACGAGCATGGTCACGAACGTGTCTATCAGCAGGGGGTAGAGCGTCGGCATCATCTCTGCGAGCGCGGCCATGAGCGTCTCAAGCCCGGAGTAGAGGACGGCCTGCCCGCGCATGAGCGCTCCAGCCACGCCGACGATGAGTTCTAGCACCGCGGTGATGACCACCGGCAGCAATGTCGGGAGCTGAGCCAGTACGGCGCCGATGAGTTGGTAGACGCCATCCAGCAACGCGGGCACGAGTATCGGGAGCGCCGTGACGACAGCCGCGACGATGCCCGATGCCGCTTCCACAATGGAAGGGATGATGCTCGGCAGGGCCGCTACGATCATCTGGAGACTAGATAGTAGGGCGTCTACAAGCGGTGGCAGCATCGGCGGAATCGCCTGTGCAAGGGCGATGATGACCTGAGCGAGAGCGTTCACCAGCGGCGGGAGGGTCTTCGAGAGCGCATCAGCGAGCGTCGTGCCCAATGACGAGAGGCCAGCAGCGAGTTCACCGGCCCCGGCCATATCGCCTGACAGTACCTTCGCAAGCCCGCCGAACGTCTGCTCGATAGCCGGTGTGAGCGCCGCCAGACTGTCTATCAGCTTCGGCCCGAGCGCGTCGAACAGCGCCAGCAGCGGACCACCGGCAGCCTCCTGCAGTTCGCCCATGACGACCTTCAGCCGCTCGGAGGTCGAGGCCGTCGCAAGCGCCGTACCACCTACCTGCTTCTCGATAGCCTGCAAGATGAGGTCCTGCGCTTCGAGCATCTTGTTGGCTTCGACGAGGGTACGTATCTGCTCCTTCTCGGCGTCAGTGAAGGTCACGCCCGAACGCGCGAGAGCGGTGATTCCCTTGATCGGGTCCTGAAGGGCCTTCCCAAGCTGGACGGCGTTCGTCTCCGCCTCGCCGAAGCCAGCGGCTGCGAGGTCTATCGCAGCCAGTGTGGCTCTGTCGAATGCGCCGCCGACCTCGTCAGCTGTGGCAGCCAACTCTGCGAACGTCAGGAGCTTGGCCTGCGTGGCCTTGATGGATGCGTCATCCACGCCTGTCGCGATGGCGGTCTTGGTGGCGAGGTCCGTCAGGCGGTCGGAGACGATCCCTGCCTGGTCGCCGAACAGCTCCATACTCTCAGTGATGGAACGGATGCGCTTGTCGGCTACGGCGTCAGCCTCGGCGGCTCCGACCGCCGCGATCGAGAACGCCACGAAGGCCCCTGCCGCAGCGAGGATCGACCCGCCGATAGCGAGGCTCGCTGTCGAGGCGATACGCTGAAGACTCGAGAAGCCTTTCTTGAAGCCGCCCTCGAGTACCTTGGTATCGATGACGATCGAGCCGTCCGGGCGAGACAAGATTCTAACCTCCTTGTTCGGCCCCCGGCTCTTGGCTCTCGACCTTCTCTAGGATAGCACGAGGCTGTACCTCGGCCTTACACAACCGGCACCACAGCATCAGCCGGTCTGACACGAACGGGTCAGAGGACTTCCCGAGCAGCTTCCCGCAGTGCGGGCATCTCAGGGCATACACGCCTTCGCCTCCCGGATGGCCTCTATCGCGCGGCGGTACTCCTCATCAGAACCTAGGTGCACCGGCCGGCCGTCGGCCAACTCGGGCAACGCGTAGATACGCTTCATCTTGGTGAGGAACGCTCGCTGCTCTTTCGGCATGTCAGGGGTGATGCGCACGGCACGATAGCCGACAACCTTGATGAACTGCGAGGAATCGGGTAGCGCCGACAGCATCGCCTTGAATCGCCACCAGTGCAGCGGGCCGCAGGTGAACAGGTCGATACCATAGGCTGAGAGGAATCCGGCATAGATGAGGTCGTAGTCATGGGCGTAGCTGTAGAGCTGCTCGGATGAATCGGCCTCGGCGTTGTCATCCTTGCCGCAGCGGTAGAACTTGAGCATTGCCGAGAGCACGTCCCCCAAGTCGGCGTCTGGCATCTCCAGGAACCATAGCTGAAGCGCTAGTGCAAGCTTGACGGACTCAGGCACGGCCTTGTCGCACACCAGCATCTCGAAGCGGATGCCATCGGTGAAGTCGTGCCTGATAGGGAACGCCCTGCCGCCGATCTCGACGGCCGTCGGCAGGGCGTTGGCTCCCAGAAGTGGTGATGTGCTCATTCCACGTACTTGGCCTGGAACTGCTTGAACGCCGCGGCCTGGGCGTCGCCCGCAACCTTCGCGAGCTGCATGACAGTCGCCATGAGCCTCATGACCGGCCGTCTTCCTGGACCGAAGAGCTTGTCGCAGGCTCCTTCGCCGAGCACGTTCTCGATGATTGCGACGGCCTCTTCGGTCATGTCCCGCAACGCGCCCATCAGCTCGGCCGTGGGCTTCGATGAATCCATGGCGGTCAGCATGTCTGCGATTACGGCTGCTCGCTCAAGCATCACGAGATCGCCGAAATCGGCCTGCCACTTCTTTCCGTCGATAACAAGATCGCGACGGTCGAACTCAGGCGCGGTGGTGATATGGCTCATGGCTCTGTCCTTGTCAGGTTAGGAGACGGAATCGGTGAAGACCAGCGTATCGATGTTGAACGTCCCGAACACCGGATCACCCTTGCCGAGCAGAGCGCCTGAGCCGGTCAGCTTCTCGCCACCGGCGCCGCCGCCGATCGAGTCTACCTTGACCGCCACCGAGTACTTCACGCATGCGACGGAAGAACCTACGAGGTCCCACAGGTCGAACTCGAGATACTCAGTCTCGGCATCCCCGCCGGTGAGTGAGTTCTCACCGATGCTCCGAATGAAGTCGATGACCGGGTTCTCCTTGATGACATCGAAGTCCATGGCCCACTCGGGCGCGTATCCGATGATGGACTTCGTGGACGATGCGTTGTGGATATACGTATCCTCGGCAACGACTGCATTCCGGGCATCAGTGAGGTCCTTGAACCCCTCGCCCATGCGCGTCCATACCTTCGCGGCGATCGTCCCCGTATTGAGGAACCCCTGCCGCTCGTACTTCATGGCGACTGCCATTGTCCTAGCTCCTCTCAGGAGACTATAGGTGTGGTGCTCACTGCCGATTCTAGCACGAAGGTCGCCCGCCACACTTCTGAGGCACCGGCGGCGGTATCGCTCGTGCGTTCGACCAACGACGGGGTATCGGTCCCACGGATGGATAGCATCGGCTCCACCTGAGCATCGGCCTCAAGGCTGTCGGCTAGCGCACGAAGCGCTGTCGCGGCATCAGCACGGCCTGATGTGTCGGTGCCGGATGTGCGATAGAGCACCGCAAAGGGCAGCTCGCGGATGCCGGTACCATCCACGTACCGCTCGACCCATCGTGCGCCTGGAAGCTGCTGCACTGATGCGGCTGGTGCCTCGGCAGCGAGGTAGTCAAGCTTCGCGGTGACAGGCAGATACAGGTTCACCACGTCCACCAGCTCAAGGATCATGTCGCGGTCGCTCATCTTCCGCCTGCCTTCTTCGCTACGCGCAGCCACGCATCTTTACGGACGGCTTTCGCCGCCTCGAACCACTGCATGACTGCCAGCGGATGTCGGTCATGTGCCTTGTTCGGAGCGGTGTAGTACTGTTTCGCGGCGTATGACGCATGTTTGTCGGCGTATGGCGCATCCCAGACGACCTCGCCCGAACCTATGTCCGTGGCGCGGGTGCCCGAATCCACCAGGTTGCCGGTATCCCTCGGCACGTACGGAGCGCAGTCCTTGAGCACCTGCAGGTCGAGCACCTTCTGAGCGTCGCCGAGGTTCTCCACCAGCTCGCGCTCAAGGCCGTCCCAGCCCTTGCGTATCTCGATCCTGACGGCGTTAGACAATCTGCACCTCCACGTGATGCAGCACGCCCGTCTGCGGTTGCCGTTGCTCGTTAGAGGCGGCAACGAGCATCTGGACGCCGCGCACGGTCACGGTGTCTCCAGCTTTCACGCTCCATGTATCGCCGAAGCCGTCGGGAGCGATGATAACGAGCCCAGCGTTTGCCGAAGCCGCGCCGTCAGAGTTAAGTCGCTGTCCGAGGGATACCTGCACGTATGCGCCCGCGTGCACGCTCACGCGCGTCTGTGCGACTCCAGAGACTTCCGCCAGCTTCTCGGTGACGGTGACAGCCTCCTTCAGCAGTCGCATCATGCTTCGGCACTCGCAAGGCCTGTACCGCGGAGCGCCGTTCTCGCGGCGTGTTCGGCATCATCAGCGCGGGCGGTGACAGCGTAGGCCGCCGAGTAGCTGCCGAGCTTCTCGCTCGTCACAGACGTTTCGATCCCATAGAGCGCGTCTGTCGCGCGGTATTTGGCTTCGATGATGGCGGCTTCCGCGAGTGCGAGGGCCCCGGCGTCGGTGATGTACGTCCCCGGTGAATCGCTCCTGCCGAAGGTCACATCGCGCACGATGCGTTCAGCGCTGGCATAGAGGCGCGGGAAATCAGCCTCTGGCGCGATGCCGCCCGCAGCCACGTAATCCGCGTAGCCAGCGGTCGCCTCCAGGTCTATCGTCATGCCACCGTCACCTCCTTGGCCTCACTGACGTGCCCGTCGTAGCTGAACCTCACGGAGTACGTCGCGCCGTGCGGCACTGGCAGGCTGAACTCCCCGTCGCCGTCAGTGACCGTCGAGTTCTTGACCGCGCTGCCGAGCAGCGCCTCGACGAGCACGCCAGCGGTCAGCACACCCGCGACCTTCACCGGCCCGAGTGCCCCGCTGCCGTCGTCCGCGACAGTAGCGTCTGTGATGGCCGCCCACGAGGCCGGTACCGGGTAGTCCGCCGCCTTGAGTGTCGCCGCCACATCAGCGGGCAGGTTCGCCGCGTCGAGTTCCGCAAGCCGCTCCTCGGTGATGCGTGCAAGCAGCGTGTCGGCCTTGCCGTCCACGACCGCCAGCGGCGTCAGTACGTCATCCTTCGCCTTGTCGTACGCTGCGGTGAGGGTCATCGCATCGCCAGCCTTCGCGGGTGCGTATGCGGCTTGCGTGGCGGCGAGGGTCACGCCATCGGTCGCGGGGTCGAAGTCGTTGAGTGCCGCGACGGTGGCCTCTTTCGCTACCGTGGCATCCTTGGCGACTGTGGCATCGAGCGCAAGCCCAACCACGGCTGCTGCCGCCTCGCCCGTAAGCGCAAGCGTGGCAGGTAGCGTGGTTCCCGTGTCCTCAAGAATGGCAACGGCCTCTGCATATGCGTCACCACTCTGCGGTGAATGGTTGCCCGTGAGTAGCGTCCCGACGATGCGCGAGAGCAGCGTGGCGAGTGTGCTACCAGCCGCTTCCATCGCCGTCTTGATGGCCCCGAGCGCGGTGGCGTTGGGCGCGTCTACCAAGTCCATCTTCGCGCCAGCAGCGGCAGGTGTGACACCCGCAACCGTACCAGTAACATTACCCTTTATGTTCGCGTCAATGTCACCGCCAGTACCATAGCCATTAGCGCGTATCCCAAGCCCATTATTGGTGCTTCCGTACACGTCAAGGCCGATGCCATACTGCGATGCTCCACCCTGAAGGTGACAGCCTGTCCCTGTTCCATTACCCAGGACGAACATACCTGCTCCGTTGCCACCGTTAGACCTGAATGTAACAGCAGTTCCAGAGTTGTTAGCCACAGTCAATGACTTCACGGCTACCTCGCCCGTGCCGTCGAACAGGTCATCGAGCATCCCGTCCACGACAGCCAGCGGCGTGAGTACGTCGTCCTTCGCCTTGTCGTAGGCTGCGGTGAGGGTCATCGCATCGCCAGCCTTCGCGGGTGCGTATGCGGCTTGCGTGGCGGCGAGGGTCACGCCATCGGTCGCGGGGTCGAAGCGACGGCCCCGTGCGATTGCCCTGACGATGGCCCGTGCCAGCACCGCATAGCCCGCAGCGTTCAGATGCACGCCGTCAGCGTTGTATGCCGCCTGGATGTCCCATAGGTTGCCCGCGTCGCCACCAGCGCGGAGCAGCCCGAGCATCGTGAGCGCGTCGGAGGCATAGAGCGCCGTAGGATAGGACTTCACGAGCGTTTCGAGCGCGGCGTTCCATGCATCCCGTGCCTGCATCTGTGCGGTGGTGCCATTTGTCCACGGCAGTATTGGCAGGCATATCGGGATGATGCCCGCGGCTTCGCAGGCGTTTAGCATCGTTGTCCAGTTGGCGAGGAACGTAGCCTGTGTGACCGTGCCGTCGGATATGTCGTTCACGCCGCCGTTGAGCACCGCCCACCTCGGCTCGATCCCGATCGCGTCCGTGCTGACGCGAGCGACGATGTTCGCGGTCGTGCTCCCGCCGATGCCCATGTTCGTGACCGCGACGCCGAGCATCCCCGCCAACAGTTCGGCGGGGTCGCTCGCCACGCTGCGGACGAGGCTGTTCTCGGCGAACGAGTAGTTGCCGGGATGCCCCGCCATGAGGGAGTCGCCGATCACGACAGCGACCGGTGCAGGGCTGATGTAGCACTGGATCGGCTGCAAGCTCGCGCTCGCGGTCTTTGTCTCCCACGCGAATCCGCTCGCGTCCGGCGTTGCGTTCGAGATGAACCAGGTCGAGTTGTCCGCCTGCGATGCGAGACAAAACGATTGGTAGCCTGCCGCGGTGCTCGACGCCGTGATGCCGTAGCCGATGTAGTCTCCGGCTTGAACCGCGATGGGCGTCGTGAGCGTCACCGTGGTCGTGGCGCTGCCCGTCAACCGCGCCCAGATGTCCTCTTGCCCGACGCGGTCGTAGGTCCCTGCCGCGTTCTTGCGCCACACGCAGATGTAGAACGCGGTCACGTCCGCGTGTTTCGGCATGCAGTACAAGCGGACCGCCGTGAGACTGCCAGTCCGCCAGATGCGTGTGGTGTTGTTGGCCGAGAGATACCAGCGGGCGGTGTTCGTGCCGATACCCCAGCCGCTCCCGGTTGTCTGGATGGGCGCGTAGCCGCCACCCCAGACGGACTCGGCCTTCGGCGTCCACATCGAGAGTGCCTGGATGTCAGCGATGCTCATGCGGTGCCTCCGCTCACGGTGTATCGACGGCAGGGGACAGCCGCCACGAGGACGGCGAGGATGGCGAGGACGGCAGATACGAGCGCGGTGAGGGCGTGGTCGATGATGCGGGTCATGATGCGCCTCCACAGGGGACAGCGATAAGGATGAGGATGACGGCGATGAGGATGATGAGCTTCATGAGGTTAGTGTAGCACCCCATCACAGACACTCGGCCGGAGCTATCCACGAATGCGGCTTGGCGTCTGCCATCGTGAGCCGCGTCCCGTGAGACGTCAGATGCACGCATGGCACGCGCCAATCGACAGCCAGCCGCCTACCTGCGCGCGTAAGCCGTGCCGTCGTATGGATGTCGTGGCCGATGCGGTCATCCCACGCGCCGAAATCAGCCTCGCGGTAAACAGCCGCCGAGGTGAGCACGCAGTAGAGGCCGGTGGCATCGGCGCGGTCCACAGGCGCTCCGCTCGGCATCATCGAGGCTATCCGCAGGCCGCCGCTTTCCTCGGCGATCCGCCAGGCGCCTACCGGGTTGCATGTGCCCCAGCGGCCGACCTCGGCCCCGACTACCCAATCGAAGTCCCGCCGCGTCTCCGATAGCCGGGCGAAGGTATCAGCCGGTATGAGCGTATCGTCCTCGAGCAGCAGGAGCTCGTCATCACCAACGCACGCCTGCGAGGCGACACGCATCTGCGCCTGACGTTTCCGGCGGTGACGCGGGTGTATGCGCTCGGGGGGCGGGGCGACCCCGGATAGGTGCGTCTCGACGACCTCGAACAGGCCCGACGCCCGATTGAGCACAGCGGCTTCGAGAGAGGCGTCTTCGGAGTCCACGTAGGCGACGAACCGGTCGCGGGGCACGTCAGAAGCTTCGAGCGCGGCGAAGAACGACGCGACTGCCCACGGGCGGGTGAACGGGCAGAAGACGGTCAGCATCACTGTATCCGATGGTCGGTCAACTGCCCGGCTTCCTTGAGTGCGAGCGCCGTCGCCCGGTCGATGCGCGAACCAGCAGGATAGACGACATCGCCGAGCTTACACTCAACGGCGATCCTGATGGGATATGAGAGACCCCGCGGCGCACCCTGCGGATCAGCGACGTGCTGCGATTCGAGGGCACCTATCAGCCGCGCCACATCGTAGGATGGATCGAGAGCAGCGGCACGTGCGCTCGCCTTTGATGATGCCGCATCCCAGTCGACAAGGACGCCACGTATGGCCCGCTCCCATAGTTCCACGCTCATTTTCGCGGGGAATGTGCCAGCCTCTCCGAGCGCTTCGACAAGCCCCGGAGTCGGATTCGCGATGCATGGTATGCCAGAGACAGCCGCCTCCATAGCGCAGCGGCCGTAGGACTCGTAGCTCGAGGGCATCAACAGCACGCGGGTCTTCCGGTAGACCTTCCGCACGTCGGTCTGCGTGTCCATGACTTCGAGATTCGGAATGTCCGGCGTCGGAAGCTGGCGCCCGTATGCGCCGCGCACTCCGAGGAACCGCACATCAGGCATCGCCCGCGCGAGCGCGAAGAACAATGCCCCTCCTTTGGCCTCAGAGAGATTGATGAGCGTCACGCAACCGGTCTTCGGCGGCTTCACGCTGTAGCGGTCGGGCCATATCGGCGGATGCACGACGATACTCGGGGCCTTGTACCTGATAGCGTCTGCCAGATGCTGAGTGTTGTAGACGACGAGATCGACGCGGCTTGGATGGTAATGCTTGAGTGACGAGTTGTTGTGGACGATGTGCGCGACAGGCTTCCCGAAGCTGCAGGCTTCCGCGGTACGGTCGAGATGCGTGAGGATCCAGTCGGCCGACTTGATAGCACTAGTATCTGCCGTCACGCGTACGCGGTCCAAATCGTAGTCGGCGAACGGCTGATGATACGAACCGGACACGACTGCCGTGCACGGGTGGCCATGACGTACGCATTCGCTGAGGATGGCGTGCATCATGTGCTCGGCCCCGGCGTTGTGCATCGGCGGGTACATGTGGACGAACGCGACAAGGTTCACGAATCTTCGGCCTCTCTGTGGATGCGCGCTACTTCAGCGTCGAAATCCGGGACACGAGTCCTGAACGTCGCCGAAGATTGTCCCGCGTGCAGGCGATAGTAGTAGAGCGGCTCGGTGATGTAGCCGATGCTGAGGCCCATGCGCGCGGCCCGGAGCCATATGAGCGTATCCTGCGCACCCGATAGGTAACCCTCGGGCTGAGGCACATCCAGGTATCTAGCGCCGAATGCGGCCGTCGGTGTCGTGGTGTTCCCGACGACATGGCCGATGCCTTCGGACCACCTCGACGGATCACATCGCCAGACGCCGCCGGTAGTCGGCTTCGCAGCAAGAGCCAGCGGCTCCTGCCCGTCGCTGAACGACCACATATCGCTGAAGATCATGTCGTGCCCGCCGAGATGCTCCATGATGCGCTCCGTGCGCGCCGGGTGGCACATGTCGTCGTCATGCAAGAATGCGGCTACACCGTGCCCGCCCCACATATCGAGCAGGGCAAGCCCCGATGCCTGGCCACCGTCGTCGATGAATACCGGCGATGCTCCGAAGCGTCCACTGTGCGCGGAGCAGAAGTCCGCGAGCATTGGCCCGCTTCCGTCAGACGAACCGTTGTCGAATCCGATGATATCCCACGGTGCGGTTTGGACTTCGAGCGAACGCAGGGCCCACTCCAGGTATTGCTTCCGGCCGCAGGTTGGGATGAGGTAGGTGATGCTCATCTGGGTTGATAGTCCCCCTTCGGCGAAGAGGGCGGCCACCGTTTCCAGTGACCGCCCCCGTGGCTGATCGTGAGCCGTGCCTAGCTGACGGTCGCGGCGTAGTGGATATAGACGCCCTTGTCCTTCTCGGAGAGCACCCACGCATCGTGGTATGCGTAGTAGTCCCACCGGTCCAGATCGCCCGTCTGGTTCACCTCGGCCGGGAAGAACCGGTCAACCCGATGCTTCGTGTCGGAGAAGACGGCCTCGGGGTCGACGATCATGAAGTTGATATCGTCGCCTGTGAGGGTGAACCCGCCGGCGTCGGAGGTAGCCCCAGCGTCGACCGCAAGAGTCGTGCTCCAGCGGCTTGACGGGACCTCGACGACCTTTGCGAGCCGCGTGAGGAACCGCGCCTTCTTTTCGGTCGAGGCCGCGCTATCGAGCAGGTCCAGCATCTCGGGCGTGGCGTAGCCGATGCAGCGGTCTACGACAGCCTCGGCCTCGGCGATAGCCACGATTCCAGCATTGGTAGCAGCGATGGCTTCGGCTGAGGTCGCGATATCGGCCTGGATCTTGTGAGATGCATCGGCACCAGCATAGAACTGTGCGAACTTCACCGCGTCGGCCTCAGGGATGACGTGGTCGCGCATATACTTGCGCGAGAGCATCGCGATCTGAGCCACGCGCGCGGCGTCGTCCTTGTCAGTGACCGACACCTGGAGTGTGCGGCCGCGCTTGTAGGTGTACTGGTAAGTGACCCACTCCTGCGTCACGTCGCCAACCGGCATGATGCCACCGGCAACGGTGCCGAGACCGACCATTGTGAACTTCGGCAGCTTGAACTCTCCAGCTGACTGTGCTGGGGTGATCCACTGCGGAGCGGTGCTGACATCGGCAGTCAGCGAATCGAGCTTGTATCCCTCGTCGAGCTTCGCCGTTATGTGCGCAACGGCTGCGGTCAGGCTGTTAGCCATGTGCTATCTCACTCCTTCTTTGGCCCGTCGAACACGCTATCGACGGCGTCCTTCAGTGTGTTACTGAGGGATGGAGCGCCCTGCACTCCGGTCCCCGACTTGAATCGTGCCTCGTCTTCGGCCTTCTCGGCGTAGTCGGGATCGTCCTTCAGCACGGCATCTAGAGCGGCTTCGAACGATGTATCGTCGTCCATACGCTCCTCGGCATCCATCAGCGCTACACGTGCGAGCTTCGGCGACTTCACGTGCTTGGCGACAAGAGCCTCGTGCTCGAGCCGCACCGCCTTCTGCTCGGCCGCTGTCTGCGCTCCCTTGACCGTCTCGAGTTCGGTCGTGAGCGCTTCGAGCTTCTTCGTGAGAGCTTCGCCCTCATCACCCGAGGGCTTGTCGGCGAGCTTCGATTCGAGGTCGGCGACCTGATCCGCGAGCTTCTTCTGCCGGTCCTCGAACTTCGCCTTACTGACGTACTCCCCGCCGTTCAGGTCCACGAGGTTCATGCCCTTGAGCGCGGCTTCAAGTTCGTCGAGTGTCAGCGACTCCTTGTCACCGAACAGCGCCTTGATGTCGATTGCCATGCTGTCAACGTCCCCTTTCCGGCCCGGCCGCCAACCGCTTCCGGCCCTACATGCCCCGCAGCCTACTGCCCGGGTGCCTGTTCGATATGAAGTCTACCACAGTGCCCGATGTGCCAACCTTCACCGCCGCACGCAGGGTAGACGTGCATCGCTACTTCCGGCCTGATGTCGCGACCGCGCTTCTTGATCTCCTTGATGGCGGCCTTCGCCATCCGCCTCGTCTCGTAGGTCCGCTTCCCACACCTGCAATCGCTCCAAAGCATCTTCGCCATCGAATGCCCCTTACAGCTTGGCCTCTCCGGGATACGGCCGAGAGCGATCGAGCCTGACCGCTCCGCTGCGCTGCTTCGCCACGGAGCGTTCCTCGGCGCGCCACTTCCCCGCCAACGCCTCATTGCGCTTGGCCTCGGCGGTCTGTCCGCCCGCTGAATAGACATCGGCCCGCGCCTGATAGGTGCGGATATTGCGCTCACACTGACGCTGCCGTTGGGAGAGTTCGTAATCCTCTTCGTTGTCGCGGGAATCGAGATAGCTGTTGTCGGTCGGCTCCATGATGCCGGGGAAGAATGGTGACCAGGAGTGCCCGCAGTTCGCTCCGCCGAGCCCGTCAACCTCACCATATCCCGTTACAGCCTCAAGCTCGTCGTAGGGGATCACCGTCCCTTGCCACTCGGCATGCTCGGGACGCGCACCGGCATGTGCGCTGATCTCGACGTACCGCGCTCCGACCTCACGCATCCGCGCCTCTTGTATCCTGAGTGTCGCCTGATGCGCACCGGTGATGACGTTTCGCCGCACCGCCGAGTACAGCGTCGTCTGTACGACTTCGCCGGCCTGGTTGACGAACGTGACCGAAGGGGTCAGGTCGGCAAGGCGTTTCACCGCACCGGCGATCGCCACATCGGGCGCTGCGGCGCCTGACACGACCTGGAGCATGGCGGTATCAAGAGCGTCCAGATACTCGCGCATGACTGCCTCGCGGGCTGAGGTCATGACGAGATTCATCGCGTTCTGCGCGGTTGCGATGCCGTCGGTCAGCACGCGACTCATGATGAGCGAATCCGCGAGCGGCGCGAAGTCCGATACCAGACCTGCGATGCGCGCCGCCTCGTAGATGACCTCATCACGGGCCACGCCGGTCGTAGCGGCGGTTGTGAACGCCTCTGCGACGGCTGTCTGGACGGGTTTCACGGACTCGGCGGTGACTTCACGGAGCGCGAACTCGACGGCTGTCCGCTGCCCTGTATCGAGGTCAGCTAAGGCTTGCGCAGCTTTTGATCTGAGCGCGACCTCCATCGTCGACATCACGTCGAGCGTGCCATCAGCGAGCTTCGCTACCTCTTCGGGGGTCAGCATCAGATGAGCGTCGGCAGTTCGCCGCGCATCGCCGCGAGTTCGGTGTCGGCGGCTTCCGGAGTGAGACCCATGTAGTCGGTCAGAAACATGCGCTTCGAGATGACGCGGTCGACGAGCAGCAGCCCACGGGAGATCCTGGCGGTATCGTCTTCGATGACGGAATCGTCGGCAGTCAAGGTGATATCGGCCTCATAGTTTACGATAGCGCCCATGAGGTTCGCCGCTATCCACAGCGCCCCTCGGCAGACCTGCACGAGCGCCGACTCGATGGCGGTCAGATGCTTGCGGCGATTGCGGAACAGCTCAGAGTTCTCGGAGACTATCTGCGTTGCGGTGGCCACGGTTTCACCACGGTAGACGTACCGCTCGGCGCCCATACCTATCGCCGTTGAAAACAGCGAGAGAGCGGCGTCGAGCGCTGTCGTGTTGTCGGCTACCCTCAGAGCCGGGTTGTGTTCACTGATGGCGTTCTTCCCCTCGGCCTGCGAGTCCCTGAGCACGATGTACATGTCTGAGTTCGACTTGTCCGGCAGTATGGGCACGCCGCCCGGGTGCTCTGTCGTCGGAGTTCCGCGGCGGAGCATCGTGTCGAGGATGAACACCTTCTTGCTGCCGAGCCGGAAGTCATTGGCCAGATTGTCGTACACAAGATCGACCACTTCGAGCTGGTCTTCGGCGTTGGCGAGCACCGATATCCCGAACGGCGACCGCTTGTCGATATTGTTCTTCGTGGCAGGCCTCAGAATGGCGAACAGCGGAGGCGCACCGGGGAAGTCAAGGAACGGCGCGATGCCTTCTGGTACCTCGACCTCTGAGAGCTTCTGCCCGGCCAGCCTGAACGCACGGTTGACGATGCGGTAGCCGGTCGGCGTCTTCCGGTGCTCCCGGACGGTGACGCCACTGGCCTCCCACGACACGAACGCTACCTCGGAGATCACCGAGCGGTGCCACTTGAGCGGGATGATGGAGTCGGCCGGCACGAGGTCACGAGTCATCGTCGTCGAAGCATCCGCAGATACCTCACCCGATGCCGACACCTTGAGGCCGTCGAGCATGACATCTATCGCCCCGAAGCCAGCAGCGAAGACCTCGGCCTCGAGGAACTCGGCGAACTCGCTATCGAAATCATCCCCGAGGAATCCAGAGATGACCTCAGCCTCGGCGTCGTCTGTCGTGAGTTCGCTGTTCTCAGTCCACAGAAGAGATGCCCAGTCCTCGCACCCCCTCTTGCCCATCGAAAGCGACCGCTTCCGGCGCGAGTAGGTACCGTCCGCAAGTTGGATCGTCTCGGTAGTCTTCTCGCAGGCATAGATGCTGTTCCAGCGTGCCATGTTCTCGGCCCACTTCGCGGCGGCGTCTGGCGCTCCGATGGCCTCGGCTACCTGCTTGATGGTGATGTCGCCCATGTGGGAATCCTCTCAAGAGGCGTCAGAGACATCTTACCACCCGCTCACGATGTGGTCCGAGCAGGCGTAGCGGACGCTGTCTATCGAGTGGTTGTTCGCGTCAGGATACTCGGTGCGGTACTCCCCGTTTCGGTCTCGCTTGTGCTCGTAGGCCGGGAACTCATCGGATGCCAACGGGCAACGCGCCGGGTCGATCACTATCCTCGCACGAGTAGCGAGCCACTTCATGCCATAAGCCACGCTGCCTGGTCCCTTCTTGACCGGCCGCGCGTCAACTCCCCTGTCGTAGTAGTCGCGGATGGACTTCATCTCGGCGGAATCGCACCACACGAGTTCGGGCCGCGCGTGCTCTTTGATGGCGTCGTCCTCGCGTACCTCGCCTAGCTTGGCCCGGATGCGCGCCGCTGTCGCGTCGTTCGAGAGCCGGGTGCCTGAATCCTCATCGAAGATGTACAGGATCCGCTGGCCTGCCGAGTAGTGGACGCGCACGTACACCCACGGATCGGGCCACCACCCGAAGTCCACTCCGTTCATCGGCCGGTCGAATGTAGCTATCTCATCGTCGGTGATCGTGCGCAGCTCGAGATTGGAGAACACCGCACCGCCCAATCCGACAGGCTCGCCAAGATACTCGTGGCGATAGGCGTTCTCATCTGTGCGCTGCAGTTCCTCGGCTTCTGACCAGAAGACATCGCCGTTCCACCCGCGTGGAACATCGAGATACGTCGAGGTATGCACCATCCGATCCGGCCTGACGCGGGCAGCCTCCTTGTTGACCCACGAGTCGCGCGACCGTGGCGGGTTGTAGGAGTACAGACAGGTGAACCGCTCGCCACCTCGCAGAAGTGATTGCGTCAGTGATCGTATCTCGGGCATCCCGGCGAACTGGTCAAGCTCCTCGAACCATAGGACGCCGAAGTAGCCGTGGCGCGTCGTGATCGACTTGACCTTATCGGGACGGTCGACTCCGCGGAAGACGATGCGCTGCCCGGTCGGACGATAGACGATCTCCATCGGGGAGAGCGAGGCATGGAACTCATGTGCCACGCCGAGCCGATCCGTGGCACGCAGGATGTCGGTGTAGACGCTCTCCCGCAGGTCCTCACCGATCTTGCGCATGACGATGCCGTTTACGTTCGGGTCGCGTTTGATAGCGAGGATGGCCTCGACGGCGGCGAAGCTGGACTTCGTCGACCCCCTGCCGCCAGTCAGCCAGTAGTGCGTGAACGCGTGGTTGCGGATAGCGGCGTGTACCGGGTTGAACTTCGGCGCGATGATCCCTGAGAGCCTGTTGCCGTCAGTCTCCATCTTCGGGGGCGTCCGGCTCGTCGTCGGGGATGTCGTCGATGATTGGGACCGGCGCTATCGTGGCGTCTATCGGCTGGCGCGCCTTACCCTCGATGTACTCCCAGCAGAGCTTGCGAGATTGCGAGTCACCGGCTAGGGCGTCTTCGATGGTGACGGCGACAAGCCTCTCGCCAGCGGTGACGCCGTGCTCATCAAGCTCCTCGCTCAGCTTGCGCTTCAGGATCGCGGTCAGTGAAAGTGTGCCAATCGGCTTGCCCGCAGGATTGCCACTGACGCCAGGCAAGAAGTGACCCTTCGCGTCACGCTTCGGCGTGCTATCAGCCTGCTTTTCCTCGAGCATAACCAACCCTTATCGTAGGTGCGGGGCCGGGCTCGGAGGGTAGCCTCGGCCCCGCTTGTGAGGCGCACAGCCTGGGGGGGGTTCTGCGCGGCCCTATCTCGTAGATGCTACCACGATTGCCAGCTCCCACGCTTCTGAACGATCGACCTTCCAGCATTCGATGAGGTCCAGGCCATCCCACAACGTCACCGTCCAGAATCCGCACCCGCCGAACGCCGGGCATTCATATGGCGGCTCAAGCGTGACATGGCTCGAGTGCTCGAGGATATCGACGTACGTTCTGTCAAGGGGTGATGGCTCCAGCACCGGAAGTAGTGACCACCAGCCGCGTCCGTCTTTCTGCGTGACGTGGCGATGGATGTGCATGGTCGCCCCTAGACCCATCCTCTGTTTCCCCGCGCGAATCCTAACGCGAACATGATGGCGAACATCAGTCTGCGCATCAGTGCTGCCCTACCATCCAGTCGAGATACTCGGCGAACGAATCGAACTCCGGATCGGGTACGACCGTCGCTTCTGCCGATTCCGTCGCTTCCGCTGACTCCGTGGCTTCTGCTGCTTCGAGCGCGACAGGCGCCTGCGCGATGACAGGCGCCTGCGCGATGACCGGCGTCTCACGCGTTGGTTCCCGTGGGCTCTCGACCGCCACCGGTGAAGCCGCTATCGCCGCTGCCACCATCATGCTGACTCCGAATGCTGCGTGCATGGAAACCTCCCTAGAATAGCTGCATCGTCTCAGCCACCGCCCGCTGCTCGGGCTTGTGGCATACCGCCGTGGGGTTTCCCCCAGCGAACACCTTGCGATAGTCGTGCTCACCCCCTACCCCATAGTCGTCCACCAGGCATCTGCCATCACGGACCCTCCCGGTCCCGCTCGTGGCCTGGAAGTGAGCGCAGATGATGTCACACGACACGTACTCGACGCCGAACGCCTCGCGGGTGAGGAGCGCCGCCCACTGCCAGTCGATGTACTCCACCTCGTCGCCAGCGGTGATGGTGATGCCGTCACGCGGACGGAACACCACCGTCGCGTGTGTCCCGTTGTCGAGTGTCACCCCGTACCCGCCGGTGCCGTACTCGGTTTTCAGCCATTTCGCGAGGTCTGGCGAGCCGAGCTGTGTCTTGATGCGCTCGGCGAATCCCTGGACACTGCTCCCCCTGCGCATGATGGCGTGGGTGTCAGTGAGCTTCATAGGCCTTCACCTCCATGTACGCGCGGATGAAGCCTATCGCTTGTTCCGCATTGAGCGCGTTGCCGTAGGCGCGCAGTCGTCCCACTCGGGCGGGAGCCCCATGAGCCAGCGGGAATGTGCCGGATTCAACTGGCCTCGATTTCCCGTCGATACAGGGGAGCCAGTCGGCATCTCGCCAGAATCCGTTGGTGGCACCAGCCCGTGAACCGTCTGATAGTCCAGGCAGTCGCCCACGTACCCCTCCCGGCGTCGCGCGATGCTTATACCCTGGCCCTTGTGGTCTCTCGCACACGGCGTCGCCCATGGCGCCAGAAGGTATGCGACATCCTCTCTCAGATTGCCCGTGCTGTTCCTTCTGCTCCCGTTCGGGTCGCCCCGCCTCAGCTGTAGTTCGACTGCCTCCGGCGTCGTCCTTGTTATACCCGTCGCGTCGAAGGCTTGCGGAGTCGGCCACGAAGTAGAGCCGCTGCCGGATGTGCGGAGCACCGAAGCCCGCAGCGCAGGTATCGACCGCCCCGATGGCGTAGTCCTCACCTTCCAGGTCATCCGAAACATCGTCGAGCCAAGCGAGGCCGTCCGGGGAAGCAACCTGCTCGCCAAAGACGACGTGAGGGCGGCGCTCGCGGATGAGCCGGAAGAACTCGGGCCACAGATGGCGTTCGTCGCTCTTGCCGCCGCGCTTCCCTGCCGCGCTGAATGGCTGGCATGGGCAGGAGCCGGTCCAGACTTCGCGGTCGTCAGGCCATCCGGCGTGTCGGAGCGCGTAGGACCATACGCCGATTCCTGCGAAAAAGTGGCACTGCCGATACCCGGCAACATCGGCTGCTGTAACGTCACGGATGCTCCTTTCGTCGACATCGCCGGGCGCGATGTGTCCCGCTTCGATG